ATCCCAACTATGAAGTTATTGGGCGGGTTGCTTAACGATTTCACAGACCGTAGTCTACAGAAATCAAGCCGTCAAGGTTGACGTGTTAAGTTTCTCATAAATCTTTTATTTTGTGTCACCAACGCACCTAAGTGCAAGGTGTAATCTCACTTGGCAAGATTGGATAGCCAAATTCGAGATCGTCACGGGCCGCTACGTACTCAATCGAGTTAGCATTGGGTGCGCTACCTGGGATAACATTTATCATTCGATAATCTTCTCCCGAGCTGGTATCTGCAAGATACCTATACGGCCAATTGGAGGCTTGAGGTATGGTTAACCTCGTCACTTTGTCAGGCGGGGTATTGTATGATAATCCCGCTAAGCTTCTGTAGAAGCCAAGTGATCCCGTATTGAAGGTGAAATTTAGATCCTCCGTCGGTATGTGAACACACCGATATCTATATCCACCCGAGCAAAACATGAAAGCTTGTCTCCACGAACCGAAGTACGTGTGTCTAAACCTCCAGTATGTCGAATAGGGAATGCTATGAGTTCCAGGATTCATCCCGGGCCACTGATCTAGCATCTCAGATGGCATCCCATATATGGGAAGTGGTGTACCACTGACTGTTGAAGAAATCAACGGCGCATATCTTTTACATACATCTGTGATAGGGCCTATTTGGTCAGTCATACACAATCCATTGTCTGTTTGGAGCTCAACGCCTTCGCCAATGGGCGCGAATTCGCTTTCTTTGAACATTGCTCCGATCGAACATTGAGCTTCGATCTCTTTGTTGGGAGTTGTGCTCCCCCACTCTGCGTCTATAGGAATACGCGGAATGGCAAATTGGATGTCGTCTCCGCCTGCAACCCATACTACCATGTAGATTTTGGGTGTTGCGGAATTGTCCGTTGATACGACATCCGATATTGTTGTTATCTGCAACTGAGGGTAAGTACCCTCTGACCACCAGTTGTAATCCAACCAGGGTAACGTGAAGCAATCGATAGTATCCCCTTTAACATCTATTACGCGAGAGAGGCCAGCTGTATAATCCGTTTGATACTGGCCTCCGGTAATTGAACTATTGTTATACTGGACTACGAATCTGGTCGTGATGAACGACGAGGTAAAGAATTGTATCATTACTTTAATTGACCCCCGCCATTTACACGAATTGATATAGGCGTAATCCAAAGGTTTCTTGTGGGTTGTACTGTCGATATGTAGCTGAATCAGATTCAGAGTGCTAGTTTGAGCATTCGCGGTGTACGTGGCGTAGACTGAACTACTACCAGCACATATCCCGGGAATCCTAGCATAATCCGAAATCGTCATCGTCTTGCTTAACGGTACTCTGAGAGGACTCGGGTCCAAATACTTCTGCTTGTACAATGAGTACGAAACATTAGAATCTGGAATGTCCGCTGATACGGCATCTTTCCAAGGCTCTTGAATATAAGCTATTGGATGGTCTGTCACATCTGGCTTATCGAGAAAAAGGCCCGCTATCCCCATACCTGCATCAAGCAGGTTAGAGACGGCTCCTAAGCCTGTACCTATAGTCCCGACGACTCCTTGAGTAACGGTATCGATGGCTGAAGTTGCTGACTTCACCGCTGAGTCCACCGGAGAGGTGTCCACTGCTATTTTCGGTACCTTGACCTTAAATCCTCCTTTCTTCATTTGAGCCTCTATTCTTCCGTTCCCTTTAGGCATGTTTATAACTATCGGAGCGGAGAAGGCTTCATTAATAAGCTTCATGATGTACGCTATTTTTTCCGATCTAGTCAAACTAAACCAGAATGCTTTTGCAATCGTAATTCGAATGTCCATCATTTCCTCTTCCTCGTCAGTATCC